TCATCTCGGCGGCTAAGACCATAGAAGGCATTGTGACAACCAAAGGAGCTTTCGAGGGAGTCTATCACGCGAGAGACCAACGAATAGGTGTTATACGGGCAAAAAATACATAAAAAACATGACAAGAGGAGCACAAAAAGGACATATTGTAACCGAAGAGACGCGACACAAAATAAGTGAGGCTCATAAAGGAAGAAGTCTCTCTGAAGAACATAAAAAGAGACTGAGTGAAGCTCATAAGGGACAGCCTGCTTGGAATAAAGGAAAGACAGGAATCTATTCGGCAGAGTGTCTAAGAAAACTAAGTGAAGCTCGCAAAGGCCAAGTATCAGGGATGAAGGGCAGAAAACATACTAAAGAAGCTATCGAGAAAATGAGATTAGCACACAGGGGAGCCAAGGCAAACTCTGGTTCCTTTAAAAAAGGAATGGCTTCTCCAAAAAAGATAGAGAGGCATCTCATTAGTTGTGCTTGCGGGTGTGGAAGGACGCTTGTAAACATGAGTGTATGGGGAAAAAGACGCCAATATGTGCATGGACACAACATCGTCCTGCACAACACACCAACTTCGATTGAGGTGAAGGTCTATGATGAACTGAAGAGACGTGGCTTTCTGTTTGAAACACAGAAGGTAATCAAGGGAAAATTCAGGGTTGATGCCTACATTCCAGGCCTGAACCTCGTCGTCGAGGCAGATGGTGATTACTGGCACTCTCTGCCGAAGAACATCAGGAGAGACAAGGCAAAGGATGCCTACTTGGGCAAATGCGGTTTTGGCCTTCTCCGATTGTCTGAAACTGAGATCAAGAGTGGTAAATTCACAGATAAACTTGATGAGCTAGAGGTAAACAGTAGAAGTCATCTCTTGACGCACTGAAAGGGGGCGATTAACATTTCGAATTATCTTGAATTTTCAAACCCCATGGAATCCACGGACACCCACATCTGGCTGTACTCGGACACCAGCTCGACGGGTACGTTCACCTCGTCTATCTCGGCTATCCCCGCCACGACTGGCACCGCCCAAAACACCACCGTCTATACCCACGTCGCTGGCACCACGGCCAACTGGTACAAGATCAAGTATGGCACCTCAGTAGCTCCTACAACTGACTGGATTGGCGATGCCCTGCAGGGGGGGACATCCCGCTTGTATAACGTGGTGAGAAGAAGGCTGAATGACACCGACTCCACCACCTACGAGTTCTCCGATGACCTAATCTGGGACTGCATTACTGAGGCCATCCTCGATCACTCCGAGATCGTCAAGAACGAGCAGATCGACAAGTCCCTTACCAGCATAGACGAAACTTACGAGTACACCTTGCCCGAATACTGCGAGAGCATCTTTAAAATCAAACTGTATTCGGGGACAGACTACTGCGGAGAGGTGACTAACTTCATACAGGTGGGAAGAACTCTTTCACTCAAGAGGGCAGTCGGCAGCGGCTACACCATGTGGATTTACTACCAGAAGAAGTCCCGTAATGAGTCGGATATTGACGAGAAGTATGATGGCTTGCTGGTAGCCGCGACGCTCCTCAAGGTTCTGCAGAGACAGATCCAGAAGAGGGCCAGGTTCGCTCAGTGGGGCACACAGGCGAAAACGGACGACACTAGCGTGAGTGAGCTTATTGGGCTAAAAAACAGCGTCCAGGGTGACTATGATAGGCTAAGCAGAAGGTTTTACTTCGGAGGGAGGTCGTTTGCTCAAGGACGATAGTAGATATGCCGACAGGTATTCACGAGATGACGGAGGAACACAAAAGACATATAGGTGAAGCCCTGGCTGGTCGCAAAGCTTCTCAGGAGTCTATTGAACACAACCGCAAAGCCCACCTTGGTATAAGACCCTCTGAGGAAACGAGGAGAAAACTAAGTCTGGCTAGATTAGGAAACCAAAACATGCTTGGTAAGCATCATTCTGAAGCAACTAAAAGAAGAATTGGGCTTAATGGTTTTCATTATGGAATGTTAGGGAAACATCATTCCAAAGAGACTAAAAGGAAAATGAGTGAAATTCGTAAAGGAGAAAAAAATGGTATGTATGGCAAACATCATTCTAAAGAAACGAGGAAGAAACTAACGTTAATGGGTTATGAACGTTGGAAAAATAGTGAATATAGAAAAAGGGTTTTAGGTTATAAAGGAATGTCAGGCGTAGAGAAAACAGTTTTAGCAATCATAAATAGGAATAAACTACCCTACCGGTTTGTTGGTAATGGAGACTTTTTGATCGAAAGAAAATGCCCTGATTTTGTCAACACCAATGGAGAAAAAGTAGCAGTTGAAGTCTTCTGTAAAACGCATAAAGACCACTTTTCCAAAGGTGGTTTTGAAGGATGGAAAAAAGACAGACTAAAAACCTTTGGGAAATACGGATGGCAAATAGTTTTTATTGAAGGATCAGAACTGAACGAACAAATAGTCCTATCTGTACTGAAAGGGGGCGATTCCCATTATTGAATCTCAAAACATTACCTTTGAAGGACTCACTTTTAACGACGTTACCTCTCCGACCAACTGCTACCTCATCACCCGCATCGATGACTCCTTTGCTACCGAATCCGCTGTCGAGTCGAAGATTTCACTACCAGGCGTAGAGGCCCAGCCGGTTAAGATCAAACAGAGACTGATTACCTTTACTGGCATTGCTCGGGCGCCTTCCCGAGGGTCGCTGAATGCCAAGCGGGAGGAGTTGCACCGAGTCTTCAACCCCTACCTCTTGGAACAGACCTACTCCGCCAGCGGCAGCTTCCGACCGATGACCTATACCCTAGAAACCACCGCGGCCACCTCCGCCCGCCAGATGAACGTCAAGCCGTACAGACTGCCCGACATCAGCGAGGCGAGGAACGAAGGCTACAACTTCGGCTTTAAACTCTACCTCTATGCCGAAGACCCGCGAGAGTATGCTCAGACCGCCTCAAGCGGCACTACGGGTACCTATACAAATGCAGGCAACTTCCCCACCTGGCCAACCTTCGATGTGGTTCTGCCCTCTGGGACGACCTCCGCCTCTTTCGGCATCTCTGGGTCGTCTGCTATGACCATTACTGGCATGCCCGCGGGTGGCACGACCGCTTGGATCAACATGGAGAAGCGCACCATCACTAGCGGTTCGTCGTCGGGCAACGTCTATGGCAAGAAGACCACTGGCTCAGCCTTTTTCAGCCTTCCATCAGGGAGCAGCACACTTACCGGTAGTTTGACAACAGTCACTGGCCACTGGCGGTCAGCCTGGTTGTAAACACATGGCATACATAGACTCATACTCATATAGCTACGCCTCTACGGTGATCGATATAGGCGACACAATCAACCACGCGGTGGGGCAGGCAATTACACTTCCAGCTAATTATGCCTATTCATTAACGTCGGTTAAGTTCTATCTCGGTAAAGCAGGCACTCCTACTGGCAATTCTTACGCCAAGATATATGCGGCTACGGGGACAGTGGGAACAGACGCTACACCAACAGGTTCGGCCCTGGGCACTTCCGATGCCGTTGATGTGACCACTATTCCGGCTGGTCCTAGTCTGATAACCTTTACTTTCTCAACCCCAGTAGAGGTGTCGGCGGGAGACTACTGTGTGGAATTCTACTTCTCCGGCGGGGATTATGGTGGGGGGAAGTATATCGGTGGCCAATGCGACAGTGGCCCCCCCTATACCCATGCTGGAAATCTCTACTATAGAAACGTGAGCGATACTCCCGCGACGACTGCTAACTATGATACGTGTTTTTATCTCTATGGAACCAAAAGACTATCGGTGGCAGGTTGGTCAAACTCCACCTACAAGTTTATCCTCTGTGACCACGCATACACAGGCGATACCGAGATCGGGGAGGTCGAACAAGCCAAGAACCGTGTTTGGACACGATTCCTCTCCGACTGGGGTGAAGCTTCTTTCTGGCTGAAGTACGATGACCCCAAGATTTCCCTCATTACTGTACGTTCCACTCGCCTGAAGATAACCCGTAACGGCATAACAATCTGGTATGGCGAGATAGACTACCGCGAGCCTACCCAGGATGGTATCACTTACATGGCCTCCAGTTTGGAGGAACTGCTCCGTTATCTCCTTGTTTCACCCGATAACGAGGCTTCAGGATCAGCCCGCACGTTTACCAACAAAGGCCCGGGCTACATTGCCGAAGATCTCTTTGTCAATGCCAAGGAGAAAACTGATAAGCTCTATGATATAAGCTCGAATGTCTTTGAGGAGCCGACGGGTGCTACTTCCTCGATTACTTACACCTTTGACTATCAGGACATCTACACCGCCATTCAGACAATGGCACAGATTGGATCGTGCGATTGGGAGATACTCCCGGCTGATAAACGGATTGAGTTCTATCGCCGCAAAGGGTCGGACATTACCAGCTTTGAACTCTATCTTGACGACAAGCAGCCGTCAAACTTGGTGAACTTTGTCGGTAGAGAAGATGGACGATCAATCACCAACAAGGTCTACGGTTTTGCCGCAGGGGCGGGAGTCAACTATCTTAAAAGCGTGCAAACGGACAACGCCTCTACTGGCACTTACGACCTTCTTGAGAAAGCAGTCTACTTCAAAGACGTGGACACTTCGGGTGCCCTGTCAGGCAAGGTGGCCGACTATCTGAAGACTTCCAAAGACCCGAGCAAGGATTTCTCGGGCAAACTGTCCACCAATGTTGCCCCTCTCGATGGCTGGGACCTCGGGGATAATCTCAAAATCAACATCAATTGGGGTTCGGTGAGTTACAGTGAGTGGCGGAGGATTATCGGGCTGAAGGTGACGATTGCCGACAATTCGGAGGAGTCGGTCGATCTCTATCTAGACACTACCAAAGCATGAAACGTATATTACTGATATTCGGGGTGATTGCCTTAGTGGGGCTAAGCCTCAGAAAGGATTTTATGGATATTCTACACCCGGAAAACACCACCCAAAGGCTCGATGAGATAGAAAAGCGCCTAGTTGCAATAGAGACACATGCGCAGACGGGAAGCCAGTTAATGGCCGATGCGAGCTACATCAGCAACTATGTTACGGGCTCAGGCTCGCAGAACACGAACAGCACCGACTGGGTGGATATGACGAGCATGAGCACCTCGTTTACTCTAAACCGTGATGCGAACATCCTCTTTTACCTGACTTCCTATGGTTACATTGTCCGACCGGATAGCGCCAGTGTTTCCGCTAATTGTAGTGTCCGCCTATTACTTGATGGTGCGACTCAGATTGGATCGGCCATAGTGTTGCCTGGAAGAGAATCGTATGACGGTATTTCATCTGACTTTAGCAGTGCTGCGGTGATCGCTATCTACAACATCACGGCTGGCTCACATACCGTCAAGGGACAGTTCAAAACGACGAATGCAAGTTATACCGCCACGATTGCACTGAATAACAACCAACTTGGATATGTAGTCCTGGGAAAGTAAGGTTCTTTACAGACAACGATGAAGCCCTTTATAACCAAAGAGAAGAAGCTCTTGAAAGCATTAACCAAACGCTACGGCAAGGTCAATGGCCGTTTCGTTTACGAGAAGATGGCCAGGGAAGGCAACCGTCCGAACAACTTTGGCTATCGCACTAAGAGGATGTTAGGGAAAGAAGGTGAGAGATAATGCCATTAGGGAAAAACGTTCGCTATCGTTGGGTCAGAAAAGGCGGAAAGATGATCCGCTTGGCCTTTCGAGGCAACAAGGTGGTGGAAACCAAGGTAAAAGGCCACAAAGCCAAGCGTGTTTCAACAAAAAGAAGATGACGAATGAAGAGTTGGCTTATATTGCAGGGATAATTGATGGTGAGGGTTGTGTGGGGTTATACCGATCAAGCAGCAAATGGACAGGTCGAGTGTACAAAGGGAAAAGGTATGAAAGGGGCAATACTTCAAGAATTGCCATCAATGTTCAGGTTGTGATGACAAATAAGGAAGTTATCTCGTTCTTGCATAAAACGACTGGATTAGGTTCCATGCGACCCGCCAAAACATTGGGAAATAGAAAAAGAGCTTGGATTTGGCAAGTCCGTGCGAGGCAGGCTTATTCACTCTTAGGTTTAGTTATGCCTCATCTAATTGCAAAAAAACCACAGGGGGAAATTGCCTTGCGTTTTGAAAAGACAATTGGTTGGCACGGTAATAGAGGTCTACCTGACAACATTAAGAAAGAAAGGGAAAAACTGTTCAATAATATGTCTAAACTAAACCAAAGAGGTTTAAGGAAGTAACTATGCCTGTAGTACCCAAATCACCCATTAAGAAAGAGTGGATTCCGATCTCCGTTATCGAGCCGCTCAGGAACCCCGTCAATGTGGCTCTGGTAGCCATCGTAATCCTCACCGCCCTTATCGCCCTCATCCGTGGAGACATCCCCCCCGTCTTTGCTTTTATCGCTGGTTTGCTGTTCGGCCTTTGGGTCAACATTGAGAGAAGGCCGCCCGAGGAGAGGAAGATGCGTTTTGAGAAGGAAATTAAAGTTGAAAACCCCGAGAAGAAATGAGCAAGAAGGATAACAGCTTCTGTTGGCAGGACTCCATAACCCTCAAGGAGTTCTTTTGCCAGAGACTAGATGACTTGGAGGAAAAGATACAAGTTATCTTTGATATGAATAAAGTCTCTATTGACAAGTCGGAACAGAAACTGGATCTGAGACTTGGAACGATGAACGAGTTTAGAGAGCAGTTGAAAGACCAAGCTAGCAGATTTGTCACCAGAAACGAAATGGAGGCACTTATAGAGAGGATAAACCTGAGCATTAAAAACCTAGAGCTTAACAGGGCAGTGCTAGAAGGCAAGGCAAGTCAGCAAGCTCTGAACGTTACGCTGGCGGTTTCCTTCCTTAGTTTGTTGATTGGTCTTATTGGCTTGTTGCTGAAACTCAAATGAAATTACCGATTGATCCACTTTGCCAAAGAGACTCCCGTTGGGGGGAAAAGAACTTGGGAACAAGTGCGGTCAAGATAAAGACCTCCGGTTGTGTCCTCACTTGCCTCTCCATGCTCTGCACTTACTACAAGCACCCCGTCACCCCCGATCAACTAAATGACCTACTCGTGAACGTCAACGGCTTTGCTAACCAGAACCTCATGAAATGGGAGGCACTTTCCCTTCTCTTTCCCGACATCAAGTGGGATCGGCGGATAGACTGCCCTGATTTACCCGCCCCGCTGGACGTCATTGACGACTACCTCAACCACGGCAAGCCGGTTATCGTCTGCGTTGACTTTGATCCAAAGGAAGGTCTCCAGCAACATTTTGTCTTGGTGATTGGGAAGGACGAGCAGGGAAGTTATCTGATAGACGATCCTTGGGACGGATCAACCTACTTCTTCCAGGCGAAATACGGCGATCCGGCCAAGGGAATCTACGGGCTGAGACTCTACTCTGGCCCGGTGGTTGTACAGGAGGACAACTATCAGGTCGTCTACAAAGGCCAGACGTTGGCATCATATGAGAGAAATCCGATTGATACGATTGACACGATTACCAAGGAGCTTTCTGGCGCTAAGGAGACAATTGCTCAGGAAGTTCAGAACAATGCTTCGCTACAGGCGGCACTTACTCAACAGGAGAAGGATAATGCTGACATTATGGCTCGCCTTCGGGGCGTAGAGAGCGAAAGGGACAACGCCAAATACATGCGCAAAGAGATTGAAGGATGGGCGATGGACATCCTGGGGATAGATGAATGTACCGCCGAGGGCTTTCGAGCCGTTTCAAGGCGGTCACAGGACCTCACAAGAGAAATTGAGGACATTGCCATCGAAAACACCAAACTCCTGGAAAGAGTAGAACAGCTGAAAAACGCCAGCAAGTATACCGTTGTCTGGAAGGCCGGTAAGTATTTCCTTGGGAGGAGAAATGACCAAAAAAGGTGAGGGCAAACGCCCTAAAGTCAAGTCGGAGCCATTCAGCTTTAGGCGTCTAATGCAGGTTTTGGCACCTAAACGCAAGAAATGACCTGATGTTTCGACGGGACATCAGGCAAAACTACTCTTATTAACCGCTGAAATATGCTGGAACGGATAATAGTAGACGAAAAAGGTACTGAAAAGACGATCTACCCCCTAGAGACTACTGTGTTCGTTGACAAAAAGGCCGCGGTACTTGATGAAGAGTCAATCCTCAGACACCTGGAGCGCGCCAGAGAGGTTTACCGAGAAATGGAGGTTGGTCAGAGACAGGCGACGGTTGAACTCAAACCGAAATATCCCAATCTGCCTGCCTTCATTTGGCTTAACTGCGATGACCATTTGGGATCGGTGCTCACGGACTATAGTGCGTTCGTAGACGATTACCAAGTAGTTCGGGAAACCCCGAACTTTTTTTGCCTTAGCAATGGAGATGAGGTCGATAGCTTCATGGTTACTCTTGGGAGTGCCGCCACAGGCGTCTACGAAAACGCGATAACCCCCCAGCAACAAGCACTCCTGATGAGAAGCCTGTTCAAAAGACTGGACGATCAGGGGAAGATGCTTGCTTTCAGCTTCGGCAATCATAACCAATGGGTTAGGGGTGCGGGGTACAAGTTCGAGAATACCTGGCTCAGGGACTTCAGGTGCCCCATTCTCAACTGCGGCGGTTTGCTCACAGTAAGATACGGGGTACAGGAGTACAGAATAGCAATGACGCACCGCTACTGGGGAGCATCAAAGCTAAACCCGACCAACGCTGCCAAGAGGTATATGGAGCATGAGTACCCAATGGCTGACGTGTTGTTCCTGGGACATACTCACCAGGCAGAGTCGCTGTACTTTAAAAGGGAGGGCGGAACCGACTACCGCTATGCCGTCATCGGAGGAACCTACAAGGTCGATGACGAATGGGCAGCCGAGAGAGGCATTGGCAGGAGGGGACAGCTCGGCGGGTTCGTTCTTGAACTATCCCCAGATAAGAGAAACATCTCGATACTGAAATCGGTCGAGGATGCGAAAACGTATTTTAAGATTTTGCAGACCATCAAAGGTAAGACAGAAAAGAGGTGAGAAAACTAAATGTCTAGAATGAACTGGAAGCCTGTTTTGGAGGCAATGAAAGAACCGTTAAGGCTTTTGGTATTGGCGGTAATACCTTTCGGGGTTGCCTATTTTACCGAGCTTCCCTATGAGTGGGCGGGAGTAATCGTGCTAGTATTGCGGTTCATCGACAAATTCCTTCACGAAGTTGGAAAAGCAGCAAAAGATGAGACTTTGGAACTTGGGCTAACGAGGTTCTGAGTAGTTTCCAAGTTAGCACAAACGTATGAGGAATGAAAGATACACCGGCTGGAACTTGTTCAAGGATGTCTGCTACAAGACGGACAGAAAACTCAAGCAGCAACACCAAGACGTGCGAGTGCCAGCCGAAGTCATCAACATAGTCAGGTATACGCCGGCGCATAAGCCGGAAACAAGAGACGGAAGAGGGCGAGGGTTTAAACCACCATCAAGGTAGTCGGTGTGGTGTACCATCCCCTCGCCGGCACGATTATACCATACGCACGGCCAGTCCGTGCTTTTTTGGTCCGTTTTTAAAGTAACTTGACCTGCTATCGGTTGCGCCTATAATTGGGTCCAACGTCGCCTCGCATCCACTCTTGGGAGGCTGCAATGAGCATCCTTGAGGATCTCTCCGGGCTAACCCCTGAGCGAATCGAAGATATTGAGAAACTGACGCTTAGGTGGCTATTTCAAGCGACACTCGACTTTGGGTTTGATGCTTACGACATTTTCTTCCAGTCGCCAGATGATGTCAAAGACGTGGCCGAAGACATTGTGGAGGAATTGCTTACCCGGTTGCCGGGATACAACCTTCCTCAACGCATATTGGGAACCGTGGACTACAAGAAGGCCAGGTACATCATTCTGCCTGAGATGATGATTAGACAAGCCCTTTTCGTGGACTCCAAGGCCGAGAAAGAGGATAGAACTGCCACTTTGCAGATGTCCCAGACCTCGATGATAGTGCGTCAAAAAAGAAGTGGCGTGGACGTCGTCGAGCAGGGGACCTTGCCGAAAATCTCAAGATACGCCGCAAGGCAGTACCTAACGACGACTGCCTTCGTGCACTTCCTGTACAAGGATGACGCAGAGAACTTCCATCACCTGAAGAAAGCGACTATTTGCTGCATTCCCAACGGCTTGCTTCAGGATTTGTATAATCCAGACAGTGATAGTACAATCTGGTTAGCTGGAAGAAATGCACCCACCCTCGGAGAAGTCTTCCGCGTTCGTCTTTCATTTGCTCTGCTGAAGCGAGCTCGCCCCTGGCGCGTGCAACACATCTACTACGACGAGGCGGCAGAAACCTGTACAGGAAACTGGGAAGGGTAGTTTGGACGAGCTGATCCGTCCGGACTCAATAGTTCTGTCCGATAGCAGAGACGCTCTCAAGCGCATCGAGGCTGATTCGATAGCGTGTAGTATCTGGTCGCCTCCATACCATGTAGGCAAGAACTATGAGGCCGGTGTTACCTATGACGAGTGGCAAGTCTTGCTACGTGAGGTAGTCCGACTTCATTTTCCGATCTTGAGACCTGGCGCCTTTCTGGTCGTAAACATCGCTGACATCCTGTGCTTCAAAGACGCAGAAATGCCCAGGATCATGGCGGCGAATATCAGTCGGCACAAAGTCGGCATCACCAAAGAACAAGTACTTCAGGCGTTAGAAGTACACCCGGGATATAATCGATACCAGTTAGCTGAACTACTCGGTTGTAGCGAGCAGACCATCGACCGACGCCTTCACGGAAACAACATCAGGGGCGGAAAATACGAGAGCCAGACAAGGGTAAAGCTGGTCGGTGGCTTTCTTGAAGAAATGGCTCTGGAAGCTGGCTTGTACCTGTATGACCGTCGAGTATGGGTGAAAGATGCTGCTTGGGAAAACTCCCGATGGCACACCATATCCTATCGGGCCGTTGACGAATTCGAGTATTTGTATGTTTTTTGGAAACCTGGGATTACTAAAGTAGACCGAAGCCGGTTAACTAAAGAAGAATGGGTTAACTGGGGTTCACGAGCGGTCTGGACTATTCCATCCGTTCGGGCGAATGATGACCACGAAGCGAAATTCCCACTTGAGCTACCGCGTCGGGTGATTCAGTTGCTCACTGACCCTGAAGATGTGGTACTAGATTGCTTTGTTGGCAGCGGTACTACAGCGGTAGCTTCGATCTTGATGGGGCGGCACTACATCGGTATCGATAATCAACCTCAGTATGTACAAATGGCAGAGAAAGCCTGCGAGAGAACGAAACAGAGTCTTAACGGCCAGGTAGAGCAGTTAGGTCTTACTCCCTCTTGACAAAAGCCCCTCGTTATTGTAGGGTGAACTTGGTAGTTAAAAGAAGGTGGGAAGTAGGGCTCTTACAAGAGCGGCGGCTACCGAAAGTCTTTCCACTTTCACACCGCTCTTGTAGGAGCTTTTTTCATGGCAACAAAAACATTCGTACTACTAAACCTCGGTTGGCTGCTCATTCTGCTGGGCGTACTCCTCTACTTTCAGATGAATCGCACCTATCCAGTTTGGTATCTACCTTGCCCACGGCAGTGGAAGCAATTGTGTTAGTTACTTGTTTGAACTTATGCTCAAGACCACTCAAGCACAACTGAAACGAGACTTCAAAAAGCAGATTGTCGAGTTGAAAGCGGCCATCTGGCTCAAGTGTGGCGATTGCCTCGGCTTTTTCCTCGACCCCTACGAGCCTTGCACCAGCAAGGAATGTCCTCTTCGTAAGCACTTTCCTCAATACGGCACGGTCAGAAGCAAAGCGTTTAAAGAGAAACTTGTAGAACTTGCAGAGGCATATCACAACGACCAAAACATTGTTGCACGGATAAGAAATTCGAGGCCGAGTTTGGTCGGAAAGACGACCTAAAACGGCCGTTTACTGTTTCTTTGACAATTCAATGCTTGGGTGGCGACATTCCCCTGCCGAACTAGGGCTTTCCTGGGGTCGGTAGTAAGCCTGCAAACGGCAAAGTGGAAGTCAAAGGAAAACCTGTCAGCTTGCCCCAAGCATTGAGTTATCAAGCTCAGAATAGTATGGATAGAGATAGCGACGTATACCGACTAGCAGACTTCATGCACAGTAACTACGAGTATTTTGCCTGGAAAAACGACTGGCGCACTCAGAAGCGCACCAGAGTTGCTTTCGACGATCTGCCAGAGACGAACAGGCAAACGATGCTTGACCTGGCGGAGCACCTCATCAAGGTTTTCCACATTCATTTTGACGATATCTGCGTTCCTGACCCAAACCTTCCTTTTCCAGAGCGTTTGATGATCCAAGTTAGGAAAGCCCTGCTGGTACAGGGTAATGGGAGTACCGGCGACCGACCGAAGCGACCGACCGACCGAGGAGCACGGGCTACCTTTATGGTAGATAGGGATTAGCTAGTAACTGATCCTGAGTTACTCAGGCGAAAATCGCCTAGCAAGCTCTGAGGGAGGGAGAGAGCGAAGGGAAGGGAGTCTTAGAAGAAGGCCCCTGGGGGTTTAAGGGGGAGTATATCAAACCATGTCAGGAAGTTAGATATATCCGCCACCGCGCCAAAACAAACGTATGGACACCTACCTCGTACAACTAGACTCTAAACTCGCACAACTCCGCCAGGAGTGGCTAGACAAACCTAACGACCGCCGGGTTATTGAAGCGAGAGGGAAGTGTTTAAAATGGGCGAGGGAACTCTACCTTAGGAAGAGTCCCCCCGCTAGTTTCGAGGAAGCACAGACTATCTTTGGCCCCACTTCTTAGGTTTGATCGGTTCAGCCTTAGGAAGAGACGTCTTGACCATCGAGTTAGCGCCTCCGTCATTACTGTAGACGGGTTGCCAGCCTTTCTTCTCAAGACGTTCTATCAGCTTCCAGTAGCAATTTGCTGATAGTTCGCGCGTTTGGTCGATGAGTTTCTGCTGAATTCGGCGGGAGTAACGAGCCAGCGCAAACCTTCCTCTCAGTTCCACCTCGGTGGCGTAGTAGTCTCGGAACCAGGTGCTTTGATCAACTAAGAGGCCCCGGCAAACGGCCACCCATTGGCAGATGTACCTGCAACCATTCCACCAATCGGGCTTGTAACGCTCTTCGAGTGAAACGCTGCAAACCTTCGGTCTCTGAATCTCGCTCATGTTTTTCTCCTTTTACTGATGTTTAGACGATCCACCGGACTGAAACGTAGGTAAATTGTGTATTGCAAATCTATCTTCACTTTGCTATACTTTACATATGAAATGCCTCCTTTGCGATAAACCTGCTACCCATTTTCGGGTAAAGCTATGTGATCAGTGTTACCGAAAAGAAAGAGTACGTAGGGAGTATGAGGCAATCAGAAACGATCCGGACAGATTAGCCAGTTTTCGAGAGTATCAACGCAAATACAGAAAGGCATGGGTAAGAAAGAGCGTTTCTAACTACATAATAGGCTGTTTGTTTTGTCTGTCAAGAAGCCAGGGCGAAGGCATTTGCCTTGCCTATGCGGATTTCCGTGCCTCGTACTGACTGATCGCCTCAAGAATGACAAGCTTGAGTTCCTCCTTACTCAGAAAAAACCCCTGCTCGTCTTCTCGGATGGCCTCCTCGAACCTTCGATACCATTCGTCGCCGCGCTTGATCAACCCTACGTTCGTTAGAACTAACAGGTGGTGCCAATCGAACGGCGTTCTTCCGGTTTCGAGTCGCCAGATCGTGTGATACGTCCACCCGCACAGCTCCGCAAACACCTTGGGACTTCTTCCGCCTCGGATTAAACTCACTTTAGAAGTGAACCCATCAGCAGGGGAGCGCCGACAAGAGCGAAACTGGAAGATCTGCGGTTATTGCTTGGTTGATGGGTGTGAAAGCTGTATCAGCGAGTGTCAACCTAAGCGAGACTACCACCAATGGCAACCCGTTTCGCTGGGAGAGACTTGGGACTTACCAAAATTGCCACCATTAAAGGAAACTTTATGTTGGAGCAAAGAAGAGAAATGGGCTTTCAGTTACATGTTGCTTGTTTATTTGCGCGAGTTGGCAGTTAAGGGTTCTAGAAGTTGAGTTGGTTAGTTTGATGGATTTTTCCTAGATTATGTTTCATCGTTTCTGTATGGTATAGGCGTTGATGGTCACTCCATGTCGTCAAAACAAAGTTTTCTATTCGATTGTCTGTCTTATTGCCGTTAATGTGATGTACTGACTCAAAGCGTTCTAGGTATCGGCCAACCTTTTTTTCCATTACCAGGCGGTGTTCGAGTACATACCGCCCGCACTTTGCTCGAGGATGGCCAGGACACTCAACCAGCTTATATGGTCCAATCATGATCCAGGGCTTGTGAGTTTTATGGCTGTTTCTGACCCTAGCCGCTTTCTCGAGACCTCTTCGGTACAGATCACTGGCCAAATAACAACTGCGACAGCAAAATACCGGCTTACGGAACTTGGTGATAAAGATCTTATGGCATTGGAGACATCTCTTTTTATATGGCCAGTTGGTCATATGATTATTATAGTACAGTAGACGCTAGAGTGTCAACGACTACTGTATAATCATGTCATACAAGTAGTCTTTTTAGCTTCGTTTATCCTCTTGACATTTGTGTAAAGTTATTCTATTATTATGTATAGTTAATATAGCTAAAACGGGAGGTATACATGAACCAGTTTCTACAAAACCAAAAAGCGCTGACTGACGCTGTTATTCATGCCAGTTCCCATCACACCATAGATATCGGCGATGAGGAAAGAACGGTTATCGCCTGCATCGAGTGTGACGAGGAGATTTGCCCGGAGTGCCAAAGCAACCTTGTCGAGTCTGACGGGATGCTTATTTGTCAAGGTTGCGGGCTTACTGCCGGAGAGGGGGGAAGATGACCAACAAGCAAGTCACAATTCGCAAGGCCGATGGTCTAGTCTTTACGGTCAAGCTCCCTCCCAAGTCGGAAGCGATGGAATGGCTGCTCAATGCAGTCGATGTACTGCACGCAGAGGGCGTGCTCGGTAGGGGAGATTCCATTACTGTTAGTCAAACAAGGAGGGCAAAATGACCGACAGTGACGAGCTAAATCAGAAATTGGCAGAATACGGGGTTGAGCGGTTTGTGAGGAATATTATACTGAAAACACTAATCGTAACCCTGTATCTTTGCAAAGAGTATGGTGGGAAGCCAGAAAAGACGGATGAGGTAATTGAAGAAATGAACCACAGAATTATAGAAGAGTTTACGATATTAGCACGAGCGGCCTCGAAAAGAATGTTTGAACAGATTGGTGAACTTTTAAAGGAGGAAAAATGAACACTAACACACAATGTCTTGAACTTGTAGAGAGGTTTGCCAAAGCCAGCGCTAGTTGGTTGGAACGCAGGCTAGACGAGCACGACTGCCACCTCTCGCCGATGGATGGTTGTCAATGTGAGGAGTTGCGAGCGGAGTTGGTACAGCTCAGGAAGGAAGCAAAATGAACAATGACTTACAAGAAGAACCACGAGAGGAGGTGAAACCTGATCTTTCTGAGCTCGACGTATGGAGGGGTTTAGATGCCTGATTTGTGGCAAAGCATTTACCCGTAAGGGAAAAAAGAGGCTGACAGCCAAATACTGCTCTATGCAGTGTAGGGGAATCGCCAATAGAGGCCTCATCCCCAAGGGGTTCGCTGGTCATTACAAGAAGACTGGCGAATACAAGAAATGCCTGGTTTGTGGCAAGGAGTTTTATGTTCCACCAAGCCTCAAACTCAGGCGTTTTTGTTCCATCAAATGCCGCAATGAGAGTCAAGAATACCTTTCTCGGTTTTTCAGGAAGGAAAAGCACTGGAATTGGAAGGGCGGAAAGAGGTTGGTTGGAGGGTATGTCTATATTCTCCAGCCCGAGCATCCAAACTGCAACAGTGGAGGTGCTATAGCGGAACACCGCTTGGCTATGGAGAAAGCCCTTGGCAGGTATCTATCAGAAAACGAGGAGGTACACCACAAGAATGGTATCAAGACTGACAACCGAATAGAAAACTTGGAGTTGGTGGTCAAGAAGATGCACCTTGGCGAAGTAAGGTGCCCATATTGTCAGAAAGGGTTCAAGGTGAAATAACATGGCAAATCTAAAGAGCGAAAAACGAGGTGGTTACTACTGGATTGATGGGAAACCATACGCATCTGTCACTGGTGTTCTCGATGTGCTGGATAAGAAACCGCTTCGGTATTGGTTCGGCAGACAGGTCTATATGGCGGTAGTGGCCAACCCCAGCCTATCAGAAAAGGAGGCACTAGCAGCACCTTACAAAATCACCTCGGACGCACAAAGCCGAGGGCAGACGATCCACTCGATCGTGGAAGCGTACAAGCACACGAAGGAGTACATCGACAACGTACCCCAAGAGTTCAAGGGCTATGCTCAAGCCTTCTACCGCTGGACACAGGACAACCGCGTCACGATTGTGGAACACGAAAGGACGGTGGTTAGCAAGAAGTACGGCTATGCGGGAACATGCGACCTTTTGGTGAAGCTGAACGGCAACGGCACGCCTATCGTGGTGGACTGCAAGACGGGGAAGGACATTTATCCCGAAGCGTTCTTACAACTCTCCGCTTACAGGCAAGCCCTGAAGGAAGAAGGCACGACAACCGCCGGAGTCGCTGTTCTGCTCTTACAGGAGGACGGAAGCCACAAGTACCAGTTCAGCGAGAAGGACTACTTTAGGCAGTTCTTCGCCTGCAAGGTGATCTGGGACTGGCAGAACCAAGATGACATCGCCAAGATGCGCGAGTACGCAAAGAAAGGAGCAAAATGAAAGCGCTTGTGGCTTTGACCGACAAGATCAGGTTGGAGATCGAAGAGCGAGACGAGATGGAGATGCTATCAAAAGCGATAACACTATCCACTCCGAAAAGGAAATGCCTCTGCGGGAACATCGAGGGGCTTTACTTCGCCTCGAACAAGGACAAAGAGGGAAACATTTACATCAACTTCAAGTGTCCGAAGTGCGGGGCGCGCTCAAAACTGGGGCAGTACAAGGCAGGAGGTTACTTCTGGCACGACTTTGAGAAATATACGCCCAAAGCCGAGGCCGAGGGAAACCCAAGCCCACCGATAAGGTGATGCCCTGGGGCAAGACGAGGTATTCCCTCACTTTGTCTTGCCTCTTTGAGGGTTGGAATGGTCAAGCGAGATGCAGAAGCTGTTCCAAGCCTCAAGGAGAAAAAGCCCCTCGGAAACGGGAGTAACCGAGGGACTGAGAGAATTATAACATGGTCAGTGAAGCAGATAAACGAAGGTACAGGCTCTACAACCGCCGGAACAAAGGCGGGGGCAGGGTCTATCGGATCGGCGACATTGCCAAGATGGAAGGTGTATCACGGCAGGCAATCCATTTGTCGTTGAGGAAGTTTAAAACTGAAGCCAAAGAGGTACTTGACAATAATGTAAAGGGGTGATAGTGTAGAGATAGTTAGTATATTAAAACGGGAGGAAAATGAGAAAGAAGCAGTTTACGAATAGAGACAAAACAGGCAAGTTTGCCCTCAGAGGCGGTGCTGTCAGGCTCATAGTTAGCCTGCTCACCGCTTTTTTGTTGGCCTTAGCCTTAGTCAAAGGAGGAGAGCATGTACTGTCGCTTATTCCCAACGAACCCCTTGCCAGCCCCTTACCGGACAACTACCACCCCGATTGGGTAGTCACGCCCTCTGAAAGAAGGTCAACGACCAGCAGCGTCATTGACCACTACCTTCAGAAAAAAGGCTCACCGCTTTATGGGTTGGGCGCAGTGTTTTACGACGAGGCTCAGAAGCACGGCATCCACCCCTACCTGCTGGTAGCTATCGCCGGCAAAGAGAGTTCGTTCGGAAAGCGCTGTAAGGGATTCAACCCTTTTGGCTGGAATCGGGGCAAGACGGCCTTTGAGTCTTGGGAGAAGGCCATTGAGACATTGGCCGGTAAACTAGCTACCTTACCTGCTTACAAGGAATGGAGAGAGGATACCAAGAACATCGCCCAGTTAGCGCTGAGTTACAACCCCGACACGCCGAGAGAATGGACGAGGGGTATCAAGAAGTTTATGGAAGAATTGAAGGAGTTTGAATTCGAGATATGAGAGAGGTCGAATTCAGAGCGTGGCATAAAAAGGACAGAAAAATGTACCCGGTCGTTGGTCTAGCAATGGAAGATGGTGGCGAGGTGGTTCTGTTATCGGTTTTCAACAAGCGAGCTTACAACCAGATTCCAGAAAACCTGGAACTCATGCAATACACCGGCCTCAAGGACAAGAATGGCAAAAAGATATACGAGGGAGATGTGATTACAAGATTCCTGTTTGGAGAGCTTGTAGAGACAGCAGAGGTCTATTGGCAACAGGAGTCATGTTCCTATCACCTTCGCAATCCTGGAACTCATGGGTGGGGTAATGAGTTAGGTTTTGTCCGTTCGCCCGGCGTAGATTGTGAGGTTATCGGCAACATCTACGAGAACCCTGAACTGCTGAAGGAGACATCATGAGACATCTCGTTCATCGCATCATGATCTTTATCAACCGCCACCTTCTGAGGGGCAGGATATGGGTGGTCGGAAAAGAACCTAGGGTTTTTTGACAATTCAATGCTTGGGTGGGGGTCATTAGGGCAGACGTAAAATGCCCGTCGGTTGAACAGTAAAGTAGCCAGACCCAGTAATAGGCGACGCTTGCCCCACCAAAAGTATTAAGTAGATTTGAAAATTTAATGCTCGAATGGCGGAATAATGCGAAGGTGTAAGTCCGAAAGGCGACCCTAACATAACGCACTTACATTGGCTTGAAGGGTTAGAGACCTATCAGAGCCAGTAGGGTTGCCAATTCTCTAAGTGCTGGTGAGCTTGCGAGAACATGAAGTCTCGCTTCGAGCATTGAGCGGTCAAAGCTAGTTAATAAATAAGAAGGAGGAAAGAATGAAAAAAGCTCCAAAGTGTGAATGTCTTGGTCATCAGTTTCCCATTAACCCAGATGATTGTATTTGTTCACCGTGCGATGCACAGGATTTAGCAACTTGCCATCAAGATGATAGGAGAAAGAAATTAACTCTTAAGGATATTCTAGAAATGGAAAAAAGGGGAAAATGAAAGATGCTCAGAACATCGGCAGTCCGCCAAAGAGAGTCAAAAACAAAGACGGCTGGACTTGGAGAGTGATTAGAAACCTGATGAAGAAAGTCCGTTTGGGGGATGAAATTGGCTTCCGGATTGGGAGAACGCATTGGGTCTTAAGGAAGGGGGGGTTCACAAAATGACCAAGCAACGAGTCAAACCTGAGAAACTGATAGGAGGGAAGAAGTGACACTTGAGGAAAAGATCAAGAAGTATTTACCAGAGTGGCTTAAGAGTCATCCTTGTTCTTTTAATAAGTGGTGGCTTGTTCAAAATGCCATTGGGGATATTGTCGGTTGGAAGTCCTGGTATTACAGATGGATACCTGAAGTATGGGCTTCCTACAAGGAATCCGAGAAACTGGTGGAGGGAAAGAAGAAAGGAAAAAGGTGCATGAACGTCTAAAGGGCATCGATTTGACCAAGGGGGTTGACCTAGGATCCTCGGAGCGAGCCAAGGGGGCGGTGCGCTACCATGTCGAGCAGGATACCACCTGGCAACACCACGAGATTGCTACCAGGCTTTACGGCTGGACGGACATCTTCCGGGACCGCTTTCTCGACCCCATCGCTAGACTCGACCGCCAAGGCAAGCTCCCAGGCCCTGTACTAGGATTTGAGAAAACCGACCACCGCATACTTGCTTACTACCACCTCGGCCACAACGCCCACGGACTAGAAGACGAAGTGATATTGAACGAACTATATTTGAACCAACCCCTCTACTGCATTTTAGAAACGGTACTTCACGAAAACGTACATCTATGGCAACAACGTTTTGGACAACACCCAGTCAAAAGGAATTACCACAATGCCGAGTTCATCGATAAGTGTGAGTCATTCGGGCTTCATCCTTTGCCCATCTTCGGGTGGCATTGGAAACCAGCAGATGGCTCATTTGAGCAACTTCTGAAAGAGTACGGAATCCTCAAACCAGTAGAGGGAATCGTGATGCCTGGAGATGGAGATAAGAGGAATTGGTGGGAGGCACCAGGGAAAAGGAAGGAAGGTCGTTCTACCCTGCACAAATGGGAATGCCCAGAATGCGGCCAGAAGGCTCGTGTGGGGACGAAAGTGTTCGATGCCTCCTGCAATCCTTGTTCAGATAGATCGGGTAAGCGGGTTAGTTTTGTGCTGTATGACGCAGGAAAGGATGGTAAGTGAGTAAGACAATGCGTCTTCCATTATCGCAAGGCAAGTATGCCATAATAGATGCAGAGGACTATGAAAAGGTAGGACACCTCAAATGGTACTATTGTGACAGATATGCGGTGCGGTCAATCAGGATCGGCCATAAGAAAATGACCATAATGATGCACCGTGTTATCCTTGATGCACCTATAGGTTCGATGATTGACCATGCGAACCATGATGGTCTGGACAACCGCAGGTGCAATCTGAGGTTCTGTAACAAGGCCCAGAACGCATGGAATTCTTCAGTAGTCAGAGGAGCCAGCGGCTATAAAGGAGTCTATTACTGGATGGCAAGGAAAAAATGGGTAACACATATTAAAGCTGAAGGTATGAACCGAACCATTGGATATTTCGATAGTGCCATTGAAGCCGCACGAGCCTACAACGAGGTAGCAGAAAAATACCATGGAGAATTTGCCTGTTTAAACCCAATATGAGCAAGTATCAAAGAAACAAGGGAAGACGAAGTGAACAGCAGGCCGCTGAGCTCTGGCGGAAGATTGGCTTTCCTTTCTGCAGGCGCAACATCAGCCAGTATCAGGAGAGAAGCGGCAGGGACTTGGTCAATACCGAGCCTTACCTTGTCCAGATCAAAGTAGGCGCGAACCCGTCCATCTGGAAGGCTTTGAGGGAAGCCCAGGCAGAGGCAAAGAAGGACGAGATACCCTTGGCAATGGTGAAAAGAGACCGAGGTGAGTGGGTCGTTGTGATGGGGTGGAGGTCATTTACCAGGGTCATGAACCCCAGGTGAAAATGAAACATAGAGACAAATTGAGATTAGCGCGCAAACTGTTGACCAAAGAGGAGATCGAGAAGCGTACCCCGCCATTCCAAGGCAAGGCGTGGGAAGCCAGAAAAAAAGCAATCTATGACCGAACGCATCAGCCGAAAAGATGATGAGCCTGCCTACCAGCCGCGACTCCACTCAAGGTGGATCAGCGAGCTTTGGCGGCTCAGCCAAGAGAAAGGATTGCCAATGACAGTCATACTTGAAGAAGCAGTAAAAGAATACGTTTTAAAGGAGGAAGAATGTGTGACCCATACCCAACCGCCAGAGACGCCCTGATCCTTTTTTGGAGGAACGTATGAACCAAACTTATTTGATCCTTGGGCTAGCTTTCCTTATCCACTGGCGACTTGGAGCGTTGTTGCTCATCCTGATCGGACTGGGAGGCAGCGTGGAGAGAATCATCGAGATCATCAGAAAGTTAGTAAACCTGTAAAGGAGGCAAATGATCATGCTTTTCCCAATAGTGGGGGTCATCATGTTAATCGTGGCCCTGCTGATGTTCGGCCCGATTGGGATCGTGGCCTGGGCATTGGCGATGGGAGTGACGTACTGGTACGGCAAGAAACAGGGATGGTGGTGAAGTACAATTTCTGGTGCAAAGAGTGCGGGAAGAAGTTGAGGAACGGAGCCAGTCCGTACTGTTTGGATTGCTGGTATGCAAGAAGGTCTTACAAGAGCGATCCAGCAACCGCCAGGAGATGGAGGGATTACTGGAATACTCTGAAGAAGGAGTCAAGGAAAGCGTAACTGCCCGATGAGGATATTTAGGCCAAAAACAGTCGCTGAAGGATTGAGCAGGTTTTGCGCGGATTGCGCCAACCTAGGGGATTGTGTCGACACGGACTGCCCACTGCGGTATTTCAGCCCGCATCTGGAGGTCAAGAGGGCGCTGAGGAAGCTGAGAGTGAGGGTCTACCGGCAGCAGACCAGAAGATTTGAGATGTTGCCTGTTAATAACCTTGAAGCCAAGAAAAGGCAGGTATCTATGAGAGTCTCGTTCATTATAGCCAGTTACCGCCCACAATCGGCTGAGGAGTGCATCAAGTCCATCAAGGAGTCGGTGGGGGAGGAGCATCAATTCGTGGTGATCGACACCCGGCCGGAGAACCTCAATATCTTCCAAGCTTACGACGCCGGCGCCCAGGAAGCCCACTACTCGATCCTTTGCTTCATCCACGAGGATGCCAGGTTGCTTTCATCGTCCTATTGGCTAAGGGAGGTGGGGAAGTACTTTGACGATCCGAAGGTGGGCATTTTGGGAGTGGCTGGCTCCAAGGACCTCACCGGCACTGGCAGGTGGTGGGAGGGAATGGGACAGCCTGACGGGAACAGACTATCGGGGATGGCCATTCACACCAAAGACGGTCAAACTTGGCCCAACGCCTACGGCCCTTTCGGTCAGGTATTGGTTCTGGACGGCTTGTGTCTGATTTTAAAGAAGAGCCTGTATGAGGAGTTGCAAGGCTATCACTACGCGGGGATGCCACCTTACGTGGGTTATGACTTCTACGATATTGACCCCTGTTTCAGGGCACACCTGGCAGGCTACAAGAACTACACCATCCCACTCTTAATCGAGCACCAATCAATGGGCGAGCCGAAGGAGAGTTGGTATACGAACAAGGAGTTGTTTGTTAGTAAGTACATGGCGCATCTGCCAGCAAGAATATGAAGCAACACATCACACCAAAACAACATGACGAGCTATCACACAAAGGGGCAGTTAGGCTTGGTGAGTGGTGTGTGAAGAGGAATTACAACCCCCTACTTCTTTCTATCGGCCAGATGATTGAGTTTTTGGAGGATCACCATCTGGAGTGGGCTTATCTAGTAGCCGAGGGTGGAAATGACGGGTCAGTATACAGGAGATACTACAGAGGCGAGCTTTGCGACGCCCTCTGGGAAGCAATAAAGGAGGTACTCCATGCCGACTGATACCTTCTGGACACCACCCTCAGCCAACAAGAAAACTCGCCCGCTTACCTGTCCGAAATGCGGAAGGTTGGTCACGATGGTGCCGATCGGCAAGTGCGAAGGAAGCACCGTGTGGGCGCCGTTCTGCCAGCATTGCGAGAAGCCCTGGACAGCCGAGCAGAAACGGACGATCCAGAAGTGCATCCACAACCGTCGGACCATCAGCAAGGAGGAGTTCGAACGGAGCAAGAAGAACCCAGGACAGGGGGAGTTCTCTATGCCCGAGAACGACCCCTCAAGCAAAGCATTCATCGAGAGTTATATTAAGCGACACCATCGCGTGTTTATGGAGGGTAAAAATGACAATCATGGAGATACAAAGTCTCCTGTTTCAGATCAGGGAGGCAGTCCTAAACGGGCAGGAAAAAAGAAAGCTCGTCGAGCTACAGCAAAGGCTCGTTGAGGCAATAGCTAGCATTGATGAAGCTTACGCCAGCCAATGGTTGGCGGCCAAGACCTCGGGAGAGAAAGTGACAGATGGCTATGCTGACATGATGGCACAGGCAGGCACACACGGGCTTAGGGAGGCCGTTAAGAGACAGTTTGACGTTATTACCAGCTTACTGAAGTTGTGACGATTCCCATAATTCTACCCACTTTCAATCGGCTCAGTCTGGTCAGGCAGACCTTGAAGAGCCTGTACAAAGCGACACCTGTTGAGCTGTACAGGCTTATTGTTGTCGACGGCGGGTCAACCGATGGCACAAAGGAGTATCTATCTACCCAACCCATCGATTTGACCGTTCTAGGACATTACACGAGCCCAGGTGCAGCCAAAAACAAGGGGGTTGAGGAAGCGGGCGATTGCGAGTTTCTCTACATCTCCGACTCGGATATGTACTTTAAAGCAGGCTGGCTTGAGACCTTGATGAAAGCCTACACGGACGAGACGGCCATACTAGGGGCGCTTGGCCATCCGTGGTGGCCGACTATCGGCAGGACTTATGTTGGCGGTGTGCCTGGAGAGAAAGCCGGCGTGGAGGTTTGTTTTGCCGAACAGCAGCCCGGCTATTCCTGGTTCATGAGGCGAGAGATTTGGGATAAGTGTGGACCTTTGCAGGTAGGTGTTGACTATGGCGTGGACGATACGGAGTTCTGCAGTAAGGCCAAAGAGTTGGGTTTGAAGGTTGGGCATTTAAAAGAGGAGTTGGTTTTGCATTGCGGCATCAAGCGGGCGGACGGCTCGATCACCTACGGAGCGCAGGATCAGATCAAGGACTATCCCGAGGAGGTGATCACCGAATGAAAACAAGCATTGTCATTCCCGCCCTGAATGAAGGGCGCAGTATTGGCAAAACGATCAGGGACTACTGCTTCTGGTTTCCAAAAGCGGAGATCATTGTGGTTGATGGTGGATCCAAGGAAGATC